TCGTTACGTAGACCACCTAAAGGTATAGTGTTGTTCATCAAGTTAGCTGCTATTCTTGCAGGCTGTCCGGGTTTTGCACCAAACAAGTCTACAAACGATTGTAAGCCAGCAAGATAAGATTTACTTGTTACACCCTGAGCTAGTAGTAGAGATACCTTGAGTAGGTTATCTTTTGTCCACTCTTCACCCATAAGTAAACTAGCGTCACCTATATCAGCTATCATAGACATAACTTGGTTGAAAGGTTCAAACGAATCGTAGCCTACTTGTACCTCGCCTATTTTTATAGTTCTAGGTTTGTAGCCTGCATCCATCCAAACATTACGCTTTTGTCTATCTATCGGGCCGTTACCTGTCAATTCTCCTGACATCCATTTCTGTGCAGCCATAAATACTAGAGCAGAGCCCATCGCCAATCGGCCACGTTGTAGTGCCTTAGCGTTAGCAAGCTCTCTAGCATTAGTAATACCAAACTTTGGCCCAAGCTCTGCAAAGGTTTCTGCTGTTGGTTTTGCAAATGCTATATCGTTAAACTCTTTGACTAAGAAGTTAAAACCGGGTGTAAATTTAGCTGTAAGTTTTAGACCGTTTACACCTGTACGTGCAAATAAAAAGAAAGGTCTAGCCCAAGGATTCTGTTGAAACACTGCGTTTAGGTTTCTAGAAAAACCACTAAGGTCTTGAGTTAGTGTTACTTCTTTACGTGCAAACTTTGTAGCTTCGTCAACTATATTACCATTTGCATCGAATATATCACGATAGAAAAAGTCCTCAAAGTCTCTTACAAGAGGAGCATCAATCTCAGTATATGAAGTTAACTTACCAGCATCTTTTACATCAAATGCAGATAGTAATGCTTTCTCACGCATCTTAGCTCTACCTAGTATGTATGCAAACGCATCGTCAGTAGCAGCCATGATCTTTGTAGAGTATCCTAAGAAACTCTTATCATTCAATGTACGTGCCATATTAGCCATACGAAATGCAGCCTTGTCGCCGGGTGTAGCACGGCCACTATTCTCTGCCCATCTACGTAATACTTCCCAGTTTTGATCTCCAGCTGTATACTCAGAGAATCTAGTTTTAACAGTTGATATTTCGCCTGACCAGTAAGAGTTTAGTCTTGTTTTAAATAACTCAAATGACTCAGGTATAGCTTCCATCATAGCGTTCATAGATGCTAGCCCTGCACGTAAACCACGCACGTCTTTGGTAAATGGTAGAGACAATGCAGCACCTATAGTTGTAGCCATAGGACGTAAGAATGTATGTGTAGCTGTACCAATGATAGCTCTAGCTGGTGTCTTAGGGCCAGATAATATACTGTGTGTCATTACACCTTGTAGTTCTCTGACAAGAGCACCTGTCTGTTGCTTACCTTCGATCTCACCACCTCGTATCATTTTACGAGCCCACTGGTCAAAGTCATCTAGATTGTTTACAGTCTTCATAGATGAAAAAGCTTCAAACAATGCCATAAGCATTTCGCCATTTGGGTCTGTTTCAACTGATATATCTAGTATAGACTGTATCGACTCACGTGTGTCAGCCATTTCTTGTGACAATGTTTTCTCTAGATATCTACGTTTGCCTGCACCTAGTTCTCTAAAGTTCTGTGACTTAATTATTCTAGCACGTTTAGCTTCTGTCAGTGCCACAAACATGGTGTCACGTATAGCTTCTAACGGGCCATCAGTATCAGCTAGGTTTACAAAGTCTTTTAGTTCTCTACCAGCAATACCTAAGTCACGTACTTGTTGTAAAAGTGTACCAACAACCATGTCAGTAACAACAACATACTTACTTGTTATTGTCTCAACTTGATCTATGACATTACCATCTATATCTGTAATAGAATACGTGTCAGTAGCTCTTAGTATCTCTTCTAGATATTCTTCTGGAGACATATCAGCAGCATTTCTACCAGCTGTAATACGTTGATGTGCAGCTATAGAATCACCAAATGCTTCTACAAGTGTCTGCCTGTTTGTTTTAGCTTCTTCTATAAGCTCGTTATATCTGTTATTACTATATAATTTTTGTAATACTTCATCAACAACCTCTTCACTAAGACCTGAGTTTTTAGCAGCACGCTCTCTTTGTACTGGTGTTATAACATTACCAGCTGCTCCTTCTTCAGAACCCCAGTCATTCTTTATTTTCTTCTGGTTTTCCCATACAATAAATGGGTCATCCTGTGATAAAGTTGCACCTTGATGTGTGCCAGCCATAGGCTTGTTCTTAGCAGCTCTAAAGCCAGACTCACCTTCACGTAGTTCTTGTAAACCTTTTGCTAGTGTTTCTTCATCAACACTTTTAGCTCTATTCTCTATCATGGTCTGCACTGACTTCTTACCTTTACCAAGAGCCATAGCAGCTCCATCAAAGAGAAGACCTATACCCATACCTTCTACGATGTTTTTCATCTTCATCATAATAGGATGGTCAGTTTCTTTCGTGCTAAGAGGTGTATCAATCCAACCATAGTGATCTCGCATCATACCTAATGCGTTTTCTGCATCAGATTCTTTAGATACTAGGTCAGATATAGCACCAATACCAGCTGCACGTACAAGACTAGGAGCACCTAGTAAAGCTTTTGCACCGGCTGCAATACCTAGAGGAGCACCAGCTGCGACCGCACCTTTTGCTGCTAGCACTGTTGCACCAGCCATAGTACCAAAGTGTACTGTACCTCTTAACATCTTACCCCACCATGTCTTTGTAACAATAGGATTAGAGTAAGATTTGAACGGATCCCACTCTGGTTCGTAGTATCCTTTTTCTTGACGCTCTTCTTGCATTTCGCCAGATAGAGCATCTGCTGTTCTTTCAGCAAATGTAGCTACAGACGTAGCTGTATCTTGAACACCACCAGTTAAGGCAGACTGTAACTCTTTTGCTACAGCCTTGAAACCCCAGCTACCTTCTCCACGAGGATCTGTTAACTCTTCAGCTTCGTTTTGGATAGCCTTCTCTTCTTCAATAGCCTGTTCCTGTATCTGTTCTTCCTGTTCAACATTACCTTTGAGAGCATCATTGGCTTGGTCAAACGAGTCTTTTTCTTTGTTTTCTTCTTCGTATATAGGCATTAGTCTATTTCAGTTAGATAATAAGTGTTCATTAATCCTCTGGATATTGAGTTTGGCATAGAGAATGAGTCATACCCTAGACCATCAAAATCAACATCATCAAAGTCTATATTGACTGGTTCGATAGATTCGTATGTGGCTCCACCTGTAAAACTGCCCATACTGCCTAACTGGTTGTCACCATACAGTATTTCGTTTTGATGAGCTCTAAGTAGTAACTCTTGATTTTTAGCATTAAATGGTGCATCAGCTGGTAAACCTGATCTTTCAAGAGCTGCATTAAATGTTGACTTGTTCCATTTATATTTACCAATCTGTATACCAGCTCCGTAAAGTATACCACCCCTGTTACCTTTGCTTGTAAATAACTCACCAATTTCTGTCATAGATTTGGTCTGTATGTTAAATGTGTCGCTATAACTTCTACCAGTTCGATCTCTAAATGTGTCATGGTCTGCACCTTTTGCGGCCATCTGATCTTTAAATATATTCATGTTATCACCACTGTATATTTCTTCGCTCATTATCTGTACAAGATTTGATGGAGTAGGAAATCTATTTAATCTTTTTTGGTCACGTTCTGACATGCCGTCATCTGGAAACTTAACAAAGTAAATGTCCTCGGGATCAATCGTTTTTGGGTCAAGGCCAAGTGCTTCTACTCTTTGCTTCATTAACTTTAAAGGATGTATACCAGTCTTTCTAGATAAGTTTAGATAGAACTCAGGTATCTGTCCATTCTGTTTTTTAAAAGCCCTGACAGCTAGAGGTAAAGCTGACTCTTCACCGGGTAGATACTTGTCACTACCGAGTGTGTTACTGTAGTCTTCATCATCCTTGTTTAGACGATCAAGAAGTTTGTCTTGTAGTAAGTATCTTTGAGGATCATTCTCAGGTTGACCGGGAGGTGGGTAAACATCGTATGGGCCAACAGTTTTTTTCTTACCATCTATACCTATAACTTCTTCTTTTTGGTCTTTATCTGCATAGTTAGCTTTAATTTTATCGACAGCTATCTGATGAGCTTTGTTGGCATTATTTGTTTGTATAAATGCTTGCCTATACTCTTCTTCATAAGCTATACCCATATTAGTTATGGTTTCAAGATCTTCAATGCTAGCTAAATCTGGGTCTTGTACGACAATGCTACCATCCTTATTAGTTTTAGTATTTACTAAAGCATTAAATAGTTTATTAGCTTTACCTACATTTGTAGAGCTTGGCTTAAATCCACTGATTAACTCTTCAGCATCTGTTTTAGTTCTCTTTCTAATATCACCATCTTGTATAGCAGCAAGTCTAGCTTCTAAAGTACCGGAGTCAATCTTACCGTCAGCTGCATCAAGCAGTAGAAATCTAGCTTCTTCTTCATCATCGTAGTCACCGGGGACATA